AGTTGAGAGAACTCATCTGGAAAAGTCAAGAACTCTACCCAAAAATCATTCCAGGTATTGTTTGGAGTGAGAGAAAGATGCAATGGGTGTCGCCTAGCGGCGGGCGTCTTTGGATGTCATACCTCGACAGAGACGAAGACGTTCTTAGATATCAGGGTTTGAGCTTCGTTTGGGTTGGTTTTGACGAACTCAGCCAATGGTCTACGCCTTTTGCGTGGAACTATATGCGTTCTCGCCTCAGAACAGCAGCGTCTGACCTGCCTGTTTACATGAGAGCAACGACTAACCCAGGCAATGCTGGTCATGGGTGGGTTAAGAAGATGTTCATTGACCCTGCACCACCTGGTCAAGCCTTCTGGGCAACAGACATTGACACTGGTGAAGTGTTGCGTTACCCCAAAGGACACAGCAAAGAAGGTCTGCCGTTGTTTAAGCGGCGTTTCATCCCTTCAAGGCTCTCTGACAACCCCTATCTTGCTGCCTCAGGCGACTACGAAACCATGTTGTTGTCGCTTCCGGAGCAACAACGTCGTCAACTTCTTGATGGTGATTGGGATGTTGCTGAAGGTGCCGCGTTTCCTGAGTTTAAGAGAAGCGTTCATGTTGTTGATTCCTATGACATTCCTCATGATTGGCCTAGATTTAGAGCCTGTGACTACGGATATGGAAGCTGGTCTGCTGTTTTGTGGTTTGCTGTAGCTCCAGATGAGTCATTAGTGGTATATAGAGAGTTATATGTCACTAAAGTGCTTGCAGAAGACTTGGCAGAGATGGTGTTGAACGCTGAAGACGGTGAAAAGATACGTTATGGTGTTCTAGACAGCTCTACATGGCATAAAAGAGGCGACACAGGCCCTTCCATTGCTGAAAGAATGATAATGAAGGGGTGTCGTTGGCGTCCTTCTGACAGAAGTGCTGGTAGTAGAGTGTCTGGTAAGAACGAAATACATAGACGTCTTCAGATAGATTCCTTCACAGAGCGTCCGCGTATTGTCTTTTTCAGCAACTGTGTTAAAACTATTGCTGAACTACCAACAATACCTCTAGATAAGAAGAATCCAGAGGACATTGACACCAACATCAACTTTGATCACGGATATGACGCATTGAGATATGGTGTAATGTCAAGACCGAGGAGTAAAAACATCTTTGACACTAATACATCGGGGCAGAGCGGCTTCGCTCCAGCATCGAAAGTTTTTGGATACTAGGACACTATGGCAAAAAACATTGACACACCCTTCACTGACGACAAAGCCATTGGCTTGCCTGACAGCACTGATGCTGTTCAGGACACATTCAAGCCTACAACGCTAGCCCGTCACATTGAAGAGCGCTTTCAGCGTTCTAAGACGGCTCGTCGCTTTGATGAAGAGCGTTGGTTGCGTGCCTATACCAACTACAGAGGCATCTATGGCCCTGACACCAAGTTCACTGAAGCAGAGAAGAGCCGTGTCTTCCTCAAGATTACGAAGGTAAAGACTCTGGCAGCATACGGACAAATCACCGAGGTGCTGCTGGCTAACAACAGCTTCCCGTTGTCTGTAGAGCCTACAACGCTACCAGAAGGCGTTGCAGAGCACGTTCACATTGACACCAACCCCCAGGCTGCACAAGGCCAACAAAGCGCTCCTGAGCCCGATTTAGGGGCTCTGTTTGGCTATAAAGGAGACGGCAAAGAGCTTCCTCCTGGTGCAACACCACAGAGCCTTATGGAGCGTCTTGGTCCTCTGAAGCAATCGCTTGAGGGCTTGGATGTCAAGGAAGGGGCAGGACAGACACCAACCTCCATCACCTTCAGCCCTGCAATGGTAGCGGCTAAGAAGATGGAGAAGAAGATTAAGGACCAACTTGAGGAGAGTGGTGCTAGCAAGCATCTGCGTGCTACAGCGTTTGAAATGGCGTTGTTTGGCACAGGTGTTATGAAAGGCCCCTTTGCTGTAGACAAAGAATATCCCAAGTGGAACACTGATGGTGGCTATGAGCCCATCATCAAAACTATGCCGCAGACGTCTCATGTCAGCATATTCAATAGCTATCCTGATCCAGATGCTACCAACATGGACGAATGCGGCTACTTTATCGAGCGTCACAAGCTGAGCAAGTCTCAGTTGTTAGCTCTAAAGAAGCGTCCAATGTTCCGTAACAAAGTCATTGACAACCTTATTAACGAAGGGCCTAATTACATCAAGGAATGGTGGGAAGACGATCTCAATGACTATTCACCTGTCGCTGAAGTGGAGCGTTGGGAAGTATTGGAGTTTTGGGGCTCTGTTGATGTTGAGATGTTGGAAGAGAACGACATTGATGTTCCCAAGGAATTGAAGGACGCTGTCGAAGTTCAAGCCAACATCTGGTATAGCCAAGGCAAGGTGATCAGGCTTGTTATCAATCCGTTCAAGCCTGCCCGCATTCCCTACTATGCTGTGCCATATGAACTCAATCCATACTCGTTCTTTGGCGTTGGTGTTGCTGAGAACATGGATGATAGCCAAACGCTGATGAATGGCTTCATGAGGCTGGCTGTGGACAATGCTGTGCTGTCTGGCAATCTGGTGCTGGAGGTGGACGAGACCAACCTTGTGCCCGGCCAAGACCTCACTGTATATCCAGGTAAGGTGTTCCGTCGTCAAGGCGGTGCTCCAGGTCAAGCCATCTTCGGAACACAGTTTCCTAACGTAGCTGCTCAAAACCTGCAACTGTTTGATAAGGCTCGTGTTTTAGCTGATGAGTCAACAGGATTGCCTTCGTTTGCACACGGACAAACTGGTGTCTCTGGTGTTGGTAGAACAGCCTCTGGCATCTCTATGTTGATGTCTGCTGCAAGCGGCAGCATCAAGACAGTGATTAAGAACGTTGATGACTATCTGCTGCGTCCGTTGGGTGAGTCCTTCTTCGCCTTCAACATGCAGTTTGACCCTACGCCGGATATTGTTGGTGATCTTGAGGTGAAGGCACGGGGAACGGAATCGCTTCTAGCTAATGAGGTCAGAAGTCAACGTCTGCTTCAGTTCTTGCAAGTGGTGCAGAACCCCATTCTTGCTCCCTTTGCCAAGTTCCCCTACATCGTCAGAGAAATTGCTAAAGCTATGGATTTGGACCCTGACTTGGTGTCTAACAACATGGACGAGGCGGCTAAGCAAGCCTTTATTCTTCAGAAGATGAACCCGCCTGCACCGCCGGCTCAGCAGGCTCCAGCAGCGGGTGGTGGCGCTCCTCCGCCGTCTGACATGACAGGCGGGGGTGGTGGCAACATTGGTGTTGGTGCTGCTGCTACACCGGGTGAACAAGGCTTTAGCGCTGCGCCTCCCACAATGGGAGCACCTCAGTGACAACACAAGAAAAGCCGTGGCTTAAGAAGCTAACACGTATGACTGATACGCAGATGTGGGAAGCGTTTGACGACATGTTGAACTATTCCATTAGTCTGCAACATAAGAAGATGGAACAAAGTCATGAGCCTCTTGACATCTACAGAGCACAAGGCTTTATTCAAGCTCTCAAGCAGCTTAAGTATTTGAAGGAAGAGATACAACATGCCACTAGGTGATCGTAAAGAAGCAGAGATGAAACCAACGCCACGTAGTGAGCGAATGGGAATCATTGCTGATGCTTTAATGGCTGCTAGAAATTTTGCAGATAAAGCACAAGTTCCTGAGTCTGTTCCTCTAATTGGAGGACAAGGACTAGGTTCTTTAGTTCTTGGAAAAGCCCCTGAAGAACTAAATGAAATGAGCTATGGCAATATGCCTATGCGTATTAACCCGCTTGCTGGTAGAACAGCGTCGTATGTGCCTGAAATGAAAGCAGGAAGAAAACAACAAGTTGCTGATTTGGCTATGTTGGCTGGTGTGCCTAAAGTGGGCAAGGCCGGTGTTGGTTTGGCTGGTGTTGGTGATGTTGGTTCTGGGCTAGAGAAATCAGGTTTGTTGGTTAGAGAAGCTAATGATGTCGTTTCTAAATTTGGAACAGAACCAAAAAAACTTGCTAAAGAAGGGCAAGATGTTTTTGAAGCTCTTAATATAACACCAGAAAAAAAAGAACAGTGGAGGAGTTCTCGCAAAGTTGAGCAGCGTTCTAGTCTTTTACCAGAAATAGAAGATGCGGCTGAAAAACTATATAACAAACAAATTTCTCCTACTGAGTTTAGGGCTTTGTCTGTAGAAAAACAACCAATTAAACCTTTTGACAAAGTTCCAGACATGCCCTCGTTTGAAGATATTGCCAGTGCTCTTAAAGACTCTCAAGTAAAAACAGGTATTGTTGGAGTTAATTTAAAACTGGAGGCTGGGACAAAGGTTGCATCTAGATTAGACATACCAGCATATAATGACTACGATACGTGGATTGTTAGTCTTCATGACGGCACTAAAAAGTCTGGAAATGCTATTGGATATGCAAAAACAGCCGTATTGAAAGATGTTGAATTTAAGAGCGATCCTAAGACAGCTTTAGATATTGCTAGAAGAAAACCTTTAGCTAGCGGTGGAAGAATGGGGAAAGCCACTATTGCTCGTATTTTTGGAGAGTGGGTTCCACATGATCCTGCAAAAGCCAAAGAATACGCAGAAACAGTCATGAATAATAAAGAGTGGTCACAAGTAGGGATGAATCCGTATAGAGCCAGTTATTTTTATGATAAGTCTTCAGGTTTTCCTGTGATATCTGCTGAAGAAGTAATACAAGTAGGGCCTCTAGTTCTTGCCAAAAAAGCTAAAACAACAGTTCCAGACGATCCTATTTTTAAAGTAAAACCTGAAGACGAAACTAGTCCTACATTTGCAAAAGGTGGAATGATGAAACCAACTATCCCAGGCTTCCAAGAAGGAGGCATGAACGTCGATCCTGTCAGCGGCAACGAAGTGCCTGTCGGCTCTCTTCCTGAGGAAGTCAGGGATGACGTAGACGCTAAGTTGTCGCCAGGTGAGTTTGTTATTCCCGCTGATGTCGTTCGCTTCATCGGTCTAGAACGCCTGATGAAAATGCGTGATGAAGCCAAGAAAGGCATTCAACGCATGTCTGACATTGGTCAGATGGGCAATGCTGATGAAGTTGGTGAAGAGTCCAACAGCACCTATGAAGACGATGGCTTTGAGAGTGAGATTGATGACATCCTCGGTGAAGTGGAAAACGAGAACAACGGCGGTGATGTCGATGATCAGATGAAGATGGCCTTTGGCGGCTATGTCGGCAGCGGCACAGACTTGACAAAGGCTCCTAAGAATCCTGCCTTTGATGTTCGCTATTACAAGAACAAAGAAGGTGCCACGATGTTCATTACGCACATCAATGGTAAGCCTATGACGCCTATTCCTGAAGGCTTCACACAAGTGAGTGCTGAAGAGGCGCAGAAGGTTGGACAAGCTGCTGATGAGGAAGAAGCTAAGAAGAAGAAGCCTACACAAGATGATTATGGGTATAGCGATACTCCGCAACTTGGTAGAGATTTGACGCCTGAGGAAGCGGCAAAAAGAGATGAACAGTTAGGAAAAGTCAATACATTTCTAACTAAAGCTGCTCCTTTTGTTATCCCTGGGGTTGCTCTTGCTCAAAAAGCAGCGGCGTTTTTAAAGGGTAAGGAACAGCCTCCTGCTCCTGTTGAAACAAGAACACCAGGGCTTCCTTTCAACGAACAACAATCTATTGTTAGCACTGTATATAGTGCTGTACAAAATGCAGGTGTTGTTAACGATGAGATTGCAAGAAAAGCAGCTTCTAGGGTTCTTTCAGACGTTAATTCTGGTGTTGATATTAACACAGCAACAAATAAAGCTGTCGTTGAAGCACAGGCAAGACAAGACATGATTGATAGAGGAGGCGGGGGTACTGAAAGCAGTGTTGGTACTCCGGAGTCAACACCAGATCCTTTCTCTGCTTCTTTTGATGGTCCTGCTGGTCCTTTTGGAGCAGCCAAAGGCGGCTTAGTAGCAAAGCGCCAATACCCAGCCAAGAAAAAGAAAGGTAAAGGCATCGCCGCCTCTAAATAACCTACAATAGCAAGGCTAGCTCTGGAGCGTCCTAACTAGCCATTAACAAAAAGACGCATTGTTGGCTACCTATTTCCCCAGCCTATGCTGGCTACAGATAGCCCCAAGTTAAGGAAAGTATATGTCTACAGAAGTTGTTATCCCTCAGACGGTTAAAGTGGCCTCATTTTCTATGCGGCGTAATACACACGAAGACCGCATCAAGAAAGATGAAGAAGAGCTTGCAGAGCTTCAGAAGCAATTTGCAACAGAAGAAACAACCAAGGTTGTTGCTGCTACAGATGAAGACGGAGAAGAGCCTACATCGGCTGAAGAAAAGACATTCAAGAAGCGCTATGGCGATCTGAGGCGTCATTCACAGAAACAACAGACAGAGCTTCAGACTCAGATTGATGAGCTTAGAAAGCAACTGGAAGCAACAACAAAGAAGGAAATCAAGCTGCCTAAGAGTGAAACAGAACTCAGTGCTTGGGCAGAGCAATATCCTGATGTCTACAAAATTGTAGAAACCATTGCCATCAAGAAGGCTAAGGAAACATCAAGCTCGTTAGAAGAACGGATGCGTAAAGTTGATGAGATGGAACATCAAGCTCAGCGACAAAAGGCTGAAGCAGAACTGATGCGTCTACATCCAGACTTCGACACCATCCGCGAAGACGATGAATTCCATAATTGGGTAGAAGAACAACCAAAATGGGTGCAGCAGGCTCTGTATGAGAACGACAACGATGCCAAGGCTGCGGCACGCGCTATCGATCTGTACAAGGCTGATAAGGGCATTGCCAAGGCTAAGAAGGCTGATAGTAGAGGCGCAGCTATGGCTGTCAACACACGCGCTGGTAAGACTGCACCAACTACGGAAGCGTCTGATGGAGTGATTTACGAAAGTCAAATCCAGAAGATGAATGACAAAGAATTTGAAGCCAACATGGAAAAGATTGAAATGGCACGCAGAGCAGGCAAGATTGTCTATGACATGAGTGGCGGCGCTCGGTGATGTTGACATTGGAGTGAAATTGTGATTTAACGTAGTAGCAGCATCTTCCCGTGTAACAACACCAACGAAGATGCTCTACATCTTGTGTCGTATTGAACGATGTTCGTCGTACACTCTAGGAGCTTAGCCGTTACTGAGCATGTTGCTATAGAGACATGTTTGTGACCACCTAATGCAAATAGACCCGAAAGAATAAGGAGATACGTTAGCCATTATTAAGGAGAAATCAAATGGCGTTTGCATCAGCTTCGGGCTATACAAGCCTCCAAAATGGTAATTGGTCGCCAATTATCTACAGTAAAAAAGTACAACTCGCGTTTAGGAAATCTTCGGTCGCTCAAGCGATCACCAACTCCGAATATTTCGGAGAAATCTCCAGCATGGGGGACTCAGTTAAGATCGTTAAGGAGCCCGAGGTCAGCGTTCAGGCTTATGCACGCGGCACTCAAGTGACGGCTCAAGACCTTGATGACAGCGATTTCACGCTGGTTGTCGATAAGGCCAACTACTTCGCGTTTAACACTAACAGACGCATTTGAGAGTAATCTCATCTAAATAACTGGGTTAATTGCTGGAAAACCTAAGGCATAATAGCTAAGGCAATCAGCAGCCAAGCATAGACCGAAAGGTCTTTGAAGGTTCAACGACTAGGATATACCGCCCTACGGGGAGATGAAATCCATACGCTCAAGTGAGCGGAAGCGCCCAGCCCCTGATAAGTCAGGGTGATGATATAGTCTACTCTGCATTGAAAAATGCAGCAGCTTGAATAAAGCGGGTAAGGATTAACGACCCTTGCTGAATATAAAGGTAAAGTTGACGACATCGAAGCAACTCAGTCGCACATCAATTGGATGTCTTTGGCATCTGATCGTGCTGCCTATCGCTTGAAGGACCAGTTCGACCAAGACGTTCTCGGCTACCTCGCTGGTTATCAACAGTCTGTGTTGCATGGCAGCGCCGACACCGCCCGCACTACCTTCCCTGGTACGAAGGCTGTTTCGACTGCTGGTAACGACGAACTGTTGACGACGATGAAGCTCATCAAGAGCTCGTTTGGCAACATCACCACAGCCAGCGCCGGTGATCATTCGATTCCCATTGCAGCGCGTCTGCCTGGGGTCACGACGATGCCGACTGATCTGGTGTCGCCGTTGATGATCATTGCTCGTATGTCGCGTCTGTTGGATCAACAAAACGTTGACACCAATGGTCGTTGGCTTGTGGTTGATCCGGTGTTCGTTGAAGTGCTGAAGGACGAGGACAGCCGTCTTCTGAATGCAGACTTCGGTGGCTCTGGTCTGCAAAACGGTCTTCTGTTGAACAACCTGCACGGCTTCAAGATCTATGTCAGCAACAACCTGCCGAAGGTTGGCACTGGCCCAGGCACGACAGGCACGGCTAACCAGAACAGCAACTTCGGTGTCATCGTTGCCGGTCACGACAGCGCTGTTGCCTCTGCTGAGCAGATCAACAAGACTGAGACCTATCGCGATCCGGACTCGTTTGCTGACATTGTTCGTGGTATGCACCTCTATGGTCGCAAGATTTTGCGTCCTGAGGCTCTGACCACGGCCAAGTACAACGTGGCCTAATCTTGGTTTAATGTCTAAGACGCCCGACACCTCTGCACTTTTGTGTACGTGTCGGCTTTCTAGACTAAGAAGACTAATAACCATCTCAAACAATTTGAAAGGAAACCATAATGGCTACTATTGATCTCTCTAACGGCTTAGGCGGCGCTCCTCGTCCGGTGCGTTCGCTTACGAACATTCCGTATTTCGTTGAGCAAGAAATTGACTGGGCTGTTGCAGCCACGGCTAAGGCATCTGCTCTGGCTGCTGCTGACGTCATTGAAGCTATCGATGTTCCCGCGAACACGATGGTGCTCAATGCTGGCATTGAAGTCACTGCTGTTGCTACTGGCGAGTCCAACGACAACACCCTTGATCTTGGCATCACTGGTGTTGACGCTGACTGCTTCGTTGACGGCTTTGACCTTGACGCTGCTGCTGCTGGTGCTTATGCACAGAACGCTGCTGCTTATCAGCCGCTGATTGTTGGCGCTACTGCTGACACCATCGACGTTCTCATTGCCACTGCGACCACTGCCCCCACTGGCGGCAAGATTCGTGTGTGGGCGCTGTTGTGCAACATCGATGCTAAGCCCGCTCCTGGCGGCGTTGACCGCGACACACTGGCTTAAGCTGGTATAACGGGGGAGTCGGGACAGGTCTGTCCTGTCTCCCCTTTTTGTTTTCTAAGGAACTGATATGCCCATCACACAAGCTATGTGCAATTCGTTCAAGACTGAGTTGCTTGGTGGCACTCACGATCTTGACACCGACACCATCAAGATTGCTTTGTTTACAAGCTCTGCTACTCTTGGTGCTTCTACAACAGCCTATTCCACTTCTAACGAAGTGTCTGGTACAGGCTACACCGCTGGTGGCAATACGCTGGCTGGTGCAGCCATTTCGTTGAGTGGCTCCACTGCCATTGTTGATTTTACTGACACAACCTGGTCCAGTGCCACTATCACTGCCAGAGGCGCTCTCATTTACAACAGCAGCAAGGCCGACAGAGCCATTGCTGTTCTTGACTTTAGCAGCGACAAGTCCAGCACCAATGGTGACTTCACTGTTGTGTTCCCTGCTGCTGACGCTTCTAACGCCATCATCCGCATTGCTTAATAGCTATGAAGATTGACTTCTCCTTCGACACTCCTCACGGCAAGTTTGCCGATGCTCTTCATCTGCCTGATGATCACAGCTTCACAGAGGCTGAAATCCAGGCGATGAAGGAGCAGCGCCGAGACAACTGGATTGCTGTGGTGA